TGTGGAAGATTTTTTAACCAAACAAGCTGAAGTCGGAATGATGACTAAAGTTGGAGGTGGGACATCTGGATATTTTGGCGACATTCGCCCACGAGGTTCTAAAATTTCCACTGGCGGTGTCGCTGAAGGTTCTGTGAGATGTATGGAATTGTTTGACAATGTTGCCAAGATCATTAGTCAAGGAAGCGCACGTAGAGGCAGTTTTGCGGCATACTTACCGATTGACCATGGTGACTTTGATGAGTTCATGAAGATTCGCTCTGAGGGGCATTCTATTCAAGAGATGTCTATCGGTGTTACCATTCCAGAAGGATGGATGCAATCGATGATTGATGGCGATAAAGAGAAAAGACGCAGATGGGCATCAGTGATTAAGAAGCGTTCGGAGACTGGTTATCCTTATGTATTCTTTACAGACAATGCCAATAATCAAGCTCCACAGGTTTACAAAGATAAAAATTATAAAATTAATGCGAGTAATCTTTGCTCTGAGATTTTCCTACCCTCATCAAAAGATGAATCTTTTGTCTGCTGTCTTTCATCATTGAATTTGCTTTGGTGGGATGAAATCAAAGAAACGGACGCAGTTGAAACATTGATCATGTTCTTAGATGCTGTCATGACAGAATTCATCGAAAAAACCAAGGATATTCGTTTGATGGAAGCTGCCTATAATTTTGCCAAGAATCATAGAGCATTGGGTATGGGTGTTTTGGGTTATCATAGCTATCTCCAATCTAAAATGATTGCATGGGAAAGTATGGATGCTCATTATGAGAATATCTCAATCTTTTTTGAAATCCGCGAACGTGCTGATAGAGCAACGAAAAAGCTTGCTGAGATGTTCGGTGAACCTGAAGTATTGAAGGGCTATGGTCGTCGTAATACTACGACTCTTGCTATTGCTCCAACCACAAGCTCTAGCTTTATTTTGGGACAAGTCAGTCCTAGTATCGAACCGCTCAATAGTAATTATTTTGTTAAGAATCTTGCAAAAGGTCAATTCACCTATCGCAATCCTAAACTTGAAGAATTATTGAAATCTAAAGATAAAGATGATAAAGAAATTTGGAAGAGTATTCTAATCCATGGTGGTAGTGTCCAGCATCTTGATTTTCTTTCAGAGCATGAGAAAGATGTCTTCAAAACATTTGCAGAGTTATCACAGAAAGAAGTTGTGATTCATGCTGCTCAAAGACAGCCCCATATCGATCAGGGACAATCTCTCAATTTGATGATTCCTGCTGGAACGAAACCAAAAGAAATCAATGAATTGATGATCTTCGCATGGGAACAAGGAATCAAATCTTTGTATTACCAACGTTCATCGAATCCTTCACAGGAATTGTCTAGATCAATTATGATATGTAAATCCTGCGAGGGCTAATTAGCCCTTAACAGGTAGTTTCTTCTCGTGTAATTGCGCATAGGACTGAGCAACAGTGTTATGCGCATTTATTTTATTTTTGTGTGCATCTTTACGAACGTCTTCGTTTGATTCCATGAGTTTGAGAGGAATATTATTGAAATGGTGACTATGTGGGTAAGTCACAATTAAATCATGAGTTGCTTTAGCATAGACTGGATAAAATTCCCCTGCGATGTTACACTCACCGATAATCAATTGTCTATCTTGATCAATGGCGAATTTGCCAAACACTACTGTATTTTCCGTTTGCTGCACTTCTAGTGGCGCAGTAACGTGTTGAAGGTATGTTTCCCCTTCTACTGCCAATCCACCCCCTACAATTAAATTATTTTTAATTCCCATGGAAGATTCGACATACACCTGTCTATTCGTCCGAAGAACGATTGTCTTCAAAGATTGTAATTCTAAATTACTCTCTGATCCGATATTAATCCCATGAGAAGCATTCAAATTAATTTGTTTGAAACCACCTCGTAAAACAGTTCCTCCCATTTCAAAAGAACCAGTGGTTTTCATAGAAATACCACCAGAACCTACAATTCTATTGAAAGAATTTCCAACAATTACGTGATCCTTACCACAAGGAAAATTAGAAGAATTATCAACTTCTTCGACTAGAGGAACATAATCATGATTTTTATAAATTCCTTTATCGGATACCAACATTTCAAATGGTTGACTTCTACCCTTTTCATCGATGCGAACTGATGGGAAATCATTGAAGACCGCTCCAATTGTTTCAAATTTATTTCTTTTGGTGATGAGATGTTCGTCACCTCCGTCACCCATTTTTTCTTCAATTTTGGTTAATTGTTCTTGAGCATCTAAAAATTGTTTGTCGATGTCTAATGCATCTTGATCTTTCTCCCATTCACCATTTTCAGTTGCAGCAGATTTGGAAGCACCAAATTCCAAAACACCTGGAGCTTGAGATCCAGCACCACCAGCACTCTTTTCGATATTTTCAAGAGTAATTGATTCTTCTTTGGCTGATTTTCCAGTTCTCTCAGTAACAGGAACATACGTAGCCACTTCATCAAATTTTGATGTTCTGTAGGGTGTTTTGGCATATCCTTTAAATTTATTCTCAACTACAAATACTTTGGAACCGATGACAGGGTTATCATCGCGAGTTCCCGATGGAGAACTAGATACACCATTAGGTAATGATGAACCACCTCTTTTTATTTTAAATTTTGAATTATTGTCAGCAATTGGTTTTACTAAATCTTTCCACTCTTGGAATGCTTGAATTTCTGATTCATCTATAAATCCTTTATAATTATAAACCGTGCCACCGACTCTTTCGTTTTTCCCACCTACTACAAATTCACTAGAATCTCCTTTTATTGTATCAAATTTATCATTTAATACTAAAGTTTGTTTATTATTCGTCGCTAATTCAGAATTGACAATATTATTCAATAGAATATTGCTACCTGATCTTTGAGAAATATGTAGAGATTCGTTATCAGTTGTATTATTGATAACAATCGCTCCACCTCTTTGGTTTAATACTGTGCGGTTTCTATATTTCTTTTTAGACATAATTAATTTTCAAAGTCGGATGGGTAATAAGGAGAAATGTTGGATTCGTTATCAGTTCTATTAATAAGTGTAAGACTTCTATAATCTTGAATAACTCCGAAATAAACAGGGAAATTTAAGTCTCCCATGAAATGGAAAACCCATACTTTAGAACCAACTTCAGGAACACCCATTAATCCTTTTGTTTTATTACTAAATTTTTGTGATTTATAACCAAATGAATATGTATTACACTTCACAGAGAATGCATCAATTGGTTTGTTGAAAGCGTCTCCCATGATGGTATCTTTGTTTTCATAGATAAATGCTGGTGAGAATGATCCCGTTTGCAATGTTGGAGGTTCTTCATCATTCACTTGAAACCCTTCTTCATAATTACAATCGGAAATAGTTGAAATGCTATCTTCATCGTTTTGATAATATCGAGCATTTCCCGATTCACCGATTATTGGGTAGCACGGTTCTGCCCATGGGAGGTTATTGGCTATTTCTTTAAATATTGCAATGTCATTCCAATTATCAGTTGGATTATTGACACCTGCAATTTTAACATTGATTTCATCATATTCTTCTAACCAATTGTCAAAAGGTTGATTAGATAATTCGGGAATATAAATTTTTACTCTATTCAATTTCAAAGGGTCATCGTTCTTCACGACAATACCACTATAAAACGATTCATCAGTTCTTTTGGATTCTGCGCCTGAACCACTTCCCCTATTATACATATTACTATTTAAGAGAAAAGCACACGAATCAACCGTGTGCTTTCATATACAAATAAAGACTAAAAGTGTCTTGTTATTAATATCCTAGCAATCTCTTTCTACGAGTATCAGGAGTAGATACAGAGAAGGTTTCTGAGAATGCTGATGTTGGAACAGTCGTGACAGAACTCAGGAACGGGAATACGGTATATGAACCATCGGTATTTACGATAGCCATTTGAGTATTGTGAAGCGATGCTGGAATATTAAATACCGAACCGAGAACATTCACCGTAACACTTGGATAAGTTGCAAGGGAGAATGCAGATGCGGTATTAACGGTAGAACCTACTGAAAATTCAACAGGATTGAATACGATACCCACATCAGTAGTAGACAGAGACACTACACCTAATTGTCTAGTTGTAACAACTACGTTAGCACCAGATAGGAATGTGACACCTGTTGCAGAGAGTGTAGTATTGGTAAGATTAGGACTACCAGTTTTTTCAGCGGAAAGAAGGTTTTGTTGGAACGTATAAATGCTCATATTATTATTTAGCAAAATTGATCAAATTTTAGAAATTACGTTGAAGATGGATTTCCGTTTCATCACCATTTTTCTGTTCATCAGATATTTCAAAATTTTCAATTCGGGGAACTAGATATTTTTTATAAAGAGATGTTCGGTTATTACCTTTAGATGAAAAGGTTAAATTTTGAACTTCATAATTATCTCCATCATATTCCACGAAATAATTTGTAATTTCAATTACTGTAGCGAATACACGAAATGCATTGCCTGTTCCCGTTTTTTCAATATTTGTCTCGTAGCCACCATCTCCTTTATCTTTTTCAACAACCCCGAATGCAATTTCCCAGTATTTGTCATTGTATCTGTTTTGCTTTGCATACCAAATGTATGGAACACCTTCATCTGTTTTGAAATGTATTATTTGAGTTGGTGTAAGAACATCTTTGGGATATTCATCTCCACTATCATCCCAATCATCTACGACTTCTTCGGTTTTGAACGTATTCTTCCAAGGGTATGGATTATCAAGACTTTCGTGGATTTGGAAAAATTGATTGAATAATTGCATTGATATTATTTAACGTATAAACGAGGAAACCCGATGCTCTTCGGTGCATCGGGTTTCAAATTTGTTCAGCGTGTCTGCTAAATTAGACTTACAGGTAAGTGCTAACAGAACCAGGTGTAAACGCAGTACCAAGACCTTTGACAATGATCAGGTGATAATAAAGATTAGCACCGAAGATATTGTTTACGATACCATAACGGGTCATGAGTCCAACGCGAGGAGCGAAATCATTCGGTCCAATTGTGCGTTGCACCATAATCGGGATGTATGGGCAGTAAATAATACCTGTGTCATAGTATTCAGAACCTTTGTAACCCAACAGAGCATATTCAACACCGTTGCCACCGTTAGGAGGATTGGTGTAGTAGTTATTATCTCTATAGAGTGAAGTATTCTGAACTTCAGTCCGAGTATCACGATAAACCGTCCAGCGGCTACCAACAGTACCAACTTTTGCGATACCAACACCAGCCGTCGAAACGGTTCCGTTGATTTCGTAAACCTTAAAGTCAGGAAGCATTTCGAGGATGCTGCAAACACGAGGAGTGGCGATAACAAAGTTAGCGGCACCTCTACGGTTACGAGCAGCCATACGACCACTTTCGATAATAAGGCGTTGATAGAAGGTAATATTTCTTTCAGCAGTCCAACGACCATCCGCACTAACAGGACTCCAGATGGAGAAACCTGCGCCAGCACCAGCATTGAAAGCGGTTTGGATCATACGCATCACGACTTCACGGTCGATTTCAGCTTGGATCTCATACGACATTGCATTCGTAAGTTCTCCATCGATATCGATACCGTTCATGTTTTTGATGTCTTGTTCCAACTCTACACTCCAACGAGTTGCAAGTCTACGTGTCCCAGCTTCAACAGCAGTTTTGTCAAACTTGAGTTCGATTTGAGGGATTTTACCCGTCAATTCGTAGTTGCTCAAAAGTTCAGCAATACCACGGTCTTGATCCGCGAATGTCCACTCGGCATGACCAGAGAGGAAATCGGCAGATGTGCCAGTGAAACGTGTGTCCAGAAGTTGATAACCAAGTTCGTCGTTAGGAAGACCAGCACCACCAGTGTAAGCAGCTTTAAGCTGATTACCGAAGCTAGAACCAGATCCGCCACCAGTGGTTTTGCCATCGATGCCACTATCGCTCAGAGTATCACCTTGGTAGGCATAACGAAGAGCGAAAGCAAGACCGACAGGTCCGCCCATAGGCTGAACGCCTACGATCTCATTGGAAATCAATTCAGGGAAAGTACGTCGAATCATAGGAATCAGAATCTTGGGCAAACGTGCATCACCTTGAGCATAGGAGTCGCTGTTAGCGATACCTGGAACTCCAGTTGGTTGCAAAGTTGCACCAAAAACGCCGTTACTACCAGCGTTGTTCGATTCTTGAAAGCACCACTGTTCTTGGTTCTCAAGCAGCATAGCGGTTGTCTTATAGACGTGTTCGTTCTGGATAGCAGGAATCGAGTTCGAGCTATAGTCCAGCACTTTACGCCATTTAGCGACTGCGCGTTGCATTTTTGAGCCATTTAAATCAGTTTGTGGGATATTCATATATATTTGATTTTCTATTCACATTTGTTCAGGAATTAATTCCTCATAGTGCGGGGTGGAAATTATCTTCTGAATTCCATCGTTTGAAGGACACTCAGATAAGGATCATTCTCCTCTACATCATTACTTACCTTTTCCGTGATAATTTTTTGATTTTTTACGAAATCTGGCTTATGTTTACGATTTTGTAGAGCTTCTTCCTTGATTACTTCAAGTTGTTTCTTCTCTTGTTTTTCAAAGAGACGCACTGTGTAATCGAAATTTTCTTTGATAAAGGTAAGGGATTTATCGCCAAGAGCTTTCTTGATGAAGTTCTTTTTAGATTCAGGATACTTGGAAGTCTTACCTTCGAGGAAGAGTTTAACTTGTGTGTTATTTTTCTCTTCAGTGATAACTTTGAGATTGCTCTTCAAAGAAGCGTTCTCATTACGAAGTTTGTCCAATTCAGTTTTACCTTGAAGAATTGCATCGGAAACGGATTCTTTCATGACAGCAGAATCAATTGCAAACACTCTGCGAAGATTGTCCAACACATTCATAGCGGTTTTATTCTTAACTGCTTGCTCAATATCTTTAGCAGGAATGGATTCATTCAAAAATTCTTCCAAATATGCACTAACAGATTCAGTGAGTTGTTTTTTGAATCTAATCAAATCACCTTGTTGTTCTCTTTCGTATTTCTTAACAACTTTAACCAATTTGCTGGTCTTATCTCTATCAAAAGCTTCCATCAATTTTTTCATTTTGATGGTGCGATCTTTATCAAGCGATTCCATAACTGATCCCAATTTAGCAGCATACACTTCATCCTGTTCAACCAATGCAGCTTCAACTGCAAGATCTACTTTAGCTTCCAATGCTTTTTGGATAGCACTAACGGATTCGTCGGAAAGACCGAGACTTTTTTGAACGTCTTCAGAGAAAAGATTCTGTTTGTTTTTCTTCATAATATTATTTAGAGATTTGATATAACTTTTTTATGTTTTAGAACAAAGGTTTTTCAATTTCTTGAGAAATTTTCTCTTGAATCTTGTTATTGATGGTATCTTTCAGATATTTATGAGCGTTTGCATGATCATCAGTCATGATAGCTTCGATAAATTTGATGATAGATGCGGACTCGTTGAGTCCTTCGGGTTTTTTACGATCATAAGAACCTTTACCTTTTTTGGGTTTCTCAACTTTAGTTGCTGGTGCAAATCGTTTACGGTCTTCCACTTTAGGTCCTTCGAAAACAGTTTTGCCACCTCCCTGTTTCATTTTTTTAGTCACAGATTGTTCATCTTCTTCTTTTTCAGTCTTGAGGAATTTTTTAATTTCTTTTTTTGGCATTTCTTTGGCTACTTTTTTAGCTTCACCTGATACACCTTTTTGTCCTTTTTTGGCTCCCATTACAGCACCAAAAAATTTTTTTTGTTTTTCCGTTTTAGATGGCATATTATTATTTAGATACTATTGATAAATTTTATGATTTGTTGACGGAGATACGACTCGATATCATGTTTTGGAAGAGTTTTAATGGTCTTTTCAAAATTTTCATATACTTCTTCAAAAGAACCGTCTTGTTCAACAACGTATGTTTTACTTTCCAAAATACCATTAACGAATGCTTTTGGATAAGATGGATCTGCAACAGCATCAATAGCTACCAAGTGCATATTTTGAACTAGATTGTAATCATTATTTTCCATCAATTGTCCCAATGCACGAGTGGACATACCGACTTTAACGCCATCATTGATAAGCGCACGGAGGATCTGACCAGTAGGTGTTGACAAGACTTTCGCTTTACCAACAAAATAATCATTAACTTCAGTCAATTCTGTTACCAAATGGCAAGCTCTCTCCAGATTAACATCAGCACTAGTAGGGTGATTCAACTCACCCATCGCTCTACCTGGAAGAACCATCTCATTGATATATCTTTGAACTTCAGTTCTCGTATCATCAAGTTTATACATTCTTTTATTTTTATTCACGCTATTGCAACCGATGAACGGTCCTTTAACATAAAGATTGGATGTACTGTTTCGATTGGATTGTTCTTCGATAACTTCAAAGTTATCAAACACATCAGGATTTTCTGCGATTAATTTAAGTTTCAACGCCATGATATTATTTATGTTTAGTGATTGTAAATTCTATTAATTTAATTCTTTTTCTGTAATAATAATAAAATCCATGCCATGCTTCTTCGCGAATTCTTTGGCAAATGCCCATTTATCACAATTATTCTTCCATGCTACTTGTTCATAAAGCAGATTGGATTTCTTTTTATTTTTAGTAGCTTTTGGTTCTTGAGTTTGTTTCCAAGGTTTAACTTCTATAAGATATTTTTTAACATTATCACCCTCTTTT